AATAGTTTCAATAGAGACTACGATGGTTGGTATTATAGCGTCGTGCATCATAATTATGCCATTAGCGATTTCGCTTCTGTACAAATGTTGTGGAGAACATGGCAAGCCGCGCAGAACCAGATTGTACGACCATCGTAGATATAAATAACTATAGTCAACTATCGGTTATAGTCAATGACTACAAAGAAACGAAAGACTGATGATGAGGCATCAATACCTCCTATGAGGTCTGATAGATTTTTTGCTATCAATGGCGAATGGTACTTTAGAACAAGAGAGGGTAAAGATTTCGGACCCTACACGACAAAGTACGAAGCCAATAGTAGTCTAGATGATTATATTGTGTATATGAAGTTGCAAGCATCTAAGAGATTGGTGGTACATAAAACTTATTTTTAAATTCGATGAAGCACATTGCATAGGATGATTGGACGCGAGTTGCAATTACTCGCCACCTCCACCAAAAGCACATTGTAAGTATGGTGCTAGTGTGTTTTTGATGGGGGTGTAATAGGTTCGACAGTCTGCCGAGAGATGTGTGGAGAATCGGTCAATGTGAAAGACCGCAAGGGTTGAGACTTCTCAGCCGAAGCAGCAAAACCTTTAAATGCCAATGACGCATTTTACGATGAGGATATCCGCCTAGCGGCGTAACGTCTTCGGGGTTTCGGGGATTCCCTGGCAACAGAATAATCCCCACTTTAAAATTAAAAAGGATGTAACTTATGATTCGAAATATTATTCTTGGAACTGCACTGATGGCGTCTACTGCTGCAATGGCTGAAGTTCGCTACTACTCCGAATACAAAAACGATTTTGTTCTGCGTGATTTTGATTATCAAGATAACACGATGAGGAATAATCTTCGGTTTGGTGCTCAAGGCGAAATCTTCTATGTTGAACTTGGTCCGACGGAATGGGACGACACTATTGGTGCTTCGTATGAAGTTGGATACAAGTGGCGTCCCGTAGAAAACTGGGAATTCAAGGGTAAAGCAGAGGGGTATCAGTTCGACAACTTTGAAGGTAATGTTGGTTCGAAACTGGAAACTGAGGTACGATATTACTTCAATTAAGTAATTGTGGGTTTCGGGATTTCTCCTGCGGCAACGAAAAAATCCCACTTTCAATCTATAAAAGTTAAAAAATTGGATAATATAAATAATTGAATATTATTCCGTGAATAATTTTAATTACAATAACTTGACTATGGATTGATTTTTATGGAAACTAATTTAATCGAATGGAAACCAGAGCAGATGCTCGAGGTCATTTTGCAAGAGCCTGATGACTTTTTAAAAGTAAAAGAAACTCTGACTCGAATTGGCGTGGCGTCTAGGAAGGAAAATAAATTATTTCAGTCCTGTCATATCCTTCATAAACAAGGCAGATATTTTATCGTACACTTTAAAGAATTATTCTTGCTGGATGGTAAGAAATCTAATCTAGAAGAGTCTGATATTTTTCGCAGAAACACGATTGCTACTCTTTTGAGTGATTGGGGTCTTATAGAAATTTGTAAACCAGATCTATATAAAGATTGTGCGCCACTAAGACAAATAAAAATTATTGCATTCAAAGATAAACAAAACTGGGAATTGTGCCCTAAATATAATATCGGGAATAAACAGTAAACCTTAATGGCTACAAAAACAAATCTTACTAAAAACGTCGGTCTTTTTATTAATACAGGGATTACCCTCGAAAAGACCGACGATTTATTTACTGATTTGTTGCAGCCGATCCGCGCAAACTCGCCATTCTTTGATCAAGACAGCGCAGCAAATCCATCTATAGATTTTTCAACTACTATTTTAACAATGGATCAGAACCTTTATACTACGAGGGACTCTGCCTGATTTGACTTATGAGCGATAATGAGTTAGAATTAATAATGAATAGGATGAAAGAAGTTTTTGGTGAATCGCTCCCTAATCCTAATCACGAACCAAAGAGGTTTTACCATTACGCAAAAATGTATTGGTATTTCTTTATGCGGTAATATAAAATCGTATAAATAAGCGGGTGAGAAGCGAATGGGATTGCTTCTCACTTTCTCTATGCAGAATATTCTGGTAGAGTATAACAACAACCTTGCATAAATTGGAGGTCACCGTTATGGTAACTAAAGCGTTTACATTTCCACGTTCGCATTTTATCGGATTTGATCATGTATGGAATGAGATTGAGAAGTTGTCTGAAATTGCAGACAACAAACTCTATCCGCCTCATAATGTAGTCAAATACGATGATACGCATTTTGCAATTGAATTGGCTGTCGCGGGGTATAACAAAGAAAACCTGTCTATTGAAGTAAAGGAAGGTATTCTTGTTGTTGCTGGCGATAATAGAAGTACCGCTGATGATATTGTAAAAATTGAATACTTGCACCGTGGTATCTCGTCAAAGAAATTTATGAGAACCTTTAGACTCTCAGAACATGTTGTTGTAGATGGAGCTGACTTTAGGGATGGACTACTGGTCATTGACCTGAGAGTAGAGATTCCTGAAGAGAAGCGTCCACGTTTTATCCCAATCGGAAAATCGGATAAACAACTACTTGTAGAGGACTAAAATGAAAAAAGTAATGAATGTAGCTAGATTGTATTGGTTAGAGGGTATTTTCTTATCAATGCTCTTACTTGGTTTCGCTTCGTCGATTAGCCAGTTGACTACATACGACCCTAGCGTATATACTTACACTTATATGTTGTAAATGGTTAAAGGGGGAATGTTTGGCGAGGGCATTCGGACTGTACGCGAAGGGTTATATTGGGGCGATACAGATCACTTTATTATGATAACAATACGGAGTTGGAATGAAGTTTTATTCTTCTGTTGCTAGGATTGGTGATAGTATTTGCTATCGAGGTTATGAAAATGGTGAATCGGTTAAACAGAAAATAAGGTTCAAACCAACTCTGTTTGTTTCTTCTAATAAAAAATCTTCATATAAAACTCTTGACGGTAAATCGGTCGAACCGATAGTCTTTGACACTATGCGTGAGGCTAGTGATTTTCAAAGACAGTATGAGAATATTCCTAATTTCCAAGTATATGGAACCAACAATTTTGTAACTCAATATATCTATGAAGAATTCCCCAAAGAGGTTCAATTTGATCGAGACCTAATCAAAGTTGCGACTATTGATATTGAGGTTGCTTCTGATGATGGATTTCCCGAGCCAGAAGAAGCTAGCAAAGAGATAACTGCTATCTGTATTAAACTCAGTACCAGCGATAAATTTATCGTATTCGGTCTGAATGATTATGACATTAAAAAGTCTATCGTCGGTAAAGATAAAATTATCTTTGTAAAATGTGCTGGTGAAACTGATCTTATTATGAAGTTTCTAAAATTTTGGAGTGCTAAAGATACTTGCCCCGATATTGTAACTGGCTGGAACTCTCGCCTTTTTGATATTCCATATATTATTAATCGGACAAAAAATTTGATTGGTGGTGACACCTATAAAAAGATATCGCCTTGGCATATGGTTCGTGAAAAGAATTTTGGTATGAACGGGCGAACCATGCAGGCATACGAAATCGTTGGTATAGAGCAGCTCGATTATTATGATTTGTTCCAAAAGTTCGGCGGATATTCATATGGTGTACAAGAATCCTATAAGCTAGATCATATTGCGAATGTTGTTCTTGGTGAGCGCAAACTCTCGTATGATGAGCATGGAACGCTTCATACTCTGTATAAGGAAGACTATCAAAAGTTCATTGACTATAACATTAAAGATACTCAGCTGGTAGAACGTCTTGAAGATAAGATGGGGTTGATTACTCTAGCCATGACTATGGGTTATAAGTCAGGCAGTAATTTTACCGAAGCATTGGGTACAACCACTCTTTGGGATAATTATATCTACCGCGAACTTTCTAATAGAAATATGGTAGTTCCGCCAAAAACCGAATCGAATAAAGATGAACTTCCTGGCGGGTTTGTAAAACAACCACAAATTGGTCGTCACTCTTGGGTCGTTTCATTTGATTTGAATAGTCTGTATCCGCATCTAATGCTTCAGTATAATATGTCTCCCGAGACTGTTATGGAGCAGAGAACCTTTGGCGTTAATGTTGCTGCCTGCCTTGAAAAACGTAAGCCAGAATCTGTTCTACCTGATTGCTGTGTTGCAGCGAATGGTGCGCATTTTAGAAAAGATTTTCGTGGTGTTATTCCGACTATTATTGATAAACTCTATAGCGAACGATCTGATATAAAGAAACAGATGCTAATTTGGAAACAGCAAGAGGAAATCGAAGGTAAATCGTATCAATTAGAAAAAGCCATTACTACAGCCGATACTCAACAGATGGCTATTAAGATTATGATGAATAGTCTTTATGGTGCGATGGGTAATCGCTGGTTCCGCTATTATGATATCCGTATGGCTGAAGCGATTACTCTGTCTGGTCAGCTGTCTATCCTTTGGGCTGAAAAAACTGTTAATGAGTTTATGAATAAAATGCTCAAGACTAACAAATTCGATTATGTGATCGCGATTGATACTGATTCACTGTATATTAATTTTGGTCCATTTGTCGAGAAACTCAACATAACAGACAAAAAGAAAATTGTTGATGTTATTGATCAACTCGCTACGGAAAAGATCGAGCCACTGCTTGAGAAGTCCTACAAGGAGCTTGCGAGTTATATGAACGCATATGCTAACCGTATGGTAATGAAGCGCGAGGGGATCTCTGATGCGGGTATATGGACCGCTAAGAAACGATATATCCTAAACGTGCATAATAATGAAGGTGTGCAATATGCTAAACCAAAATTAAAAATTATGGGTATCGAGGCAGTAAAATCTTCGACACCGAGCGCATGCCGTGAAGCATTGAAAGAACTATTTAATGTGATGATTTCTGGTACTGAAAAAGATACTCAAAGATCTATTAATCAATTTAAACAACACTTTTCTACTCTACCTGCTCATGATATTGCTTTCCCTCGAGGTGTATCTGATGTAACTTCTTGGAAAGATAGAAATAATATTTACAAGAAAGGCACTCCTATACATGTTAGGGGGTCTATTCTTTACAATAAACAACTGGTTGATCTTGGACTAGATAAGAAGTATAATACAATTAATGATGGCGAAAAAATAAAGTTTGTTTATCTCAAACAACCAAACCCGATTAAGGAAAATGTGATAGCTTTTCTTGATTTTCTCCCTTCCGAGTTTAAATTAGAAAGATATATTGATTACGATCAACAGTTTGATAAAGCATTTCTAGCTGTGGTTCGA